AGGAGCAATAAGATTTTATTTATATATAAATAATATACTTATTCAAATAGTTAATGATGCAAGCCCATTGCCTATCAACACAGCCATGGCTCTATTTGTTAGAGGAAGCTCTCATTGTATGTTTGAGAACATGTACGCCATGGATGATCTTGTTGCTAAAAATACAAATAGTCAAATATCTCAAACCAACAATGTCTTTGATGACAATGGAATATCTACTAGCGAATTTCTTAGAAAATACGCCATCTCTGGAATGGTTCAGTCAACATACCTAACAGGAATTAGTCCAGACACGAATACTCAATACAAAGTTTATTTTGAGGAGTTTGGAACAATCATGAGAGAGTGTGCTCATTTTAATATTAAATATGATTTAGCCTACCCCTCTTTTTATTCAAAAATTGCTAAAACATTTTCTAACGATAGGGGATACACAGTTTCTAAATTTTACGGAGGGGCTTATGAATCAGAATTTTTGGTATTTAATTCATCAGACAAGGCCATTGTGTTAGACGAAACTACGGGAAATTATTTAAGAATTCTGGGAATAACTTTTACTCAAAATACAACACAGGTTCTATCTGTAGATAAATACTTTAACAAACTTTCTAACTTTTCAGACCCCTCTTACCAAGGAAATGAAATTACCTCTCCAAACATTAGTCTAGAAAAATATAATAAAATTAAAGCAAGTAGGTCTAGGTACGGGCTAAAAGAATTTAGTTTAGAATCCATGTATATTCAATCAGAGGATGAGGCAAATAGTTTAATGGGGTGGCTAATAGAGAAAACAATGGAACCTAGAAGAGAAATAAGCATCAATACTTTTCCAATGCCACATTTGCAGCTTGGAGATATTGTTACAATAGACTATATGATGCCAGGTGAGATAGAATATGTTGATCCAGAGACTAGATTTATTGTTCAGGATATATCATATTCAAGATCCTTGGATGGCCCAGGCCAATCAATTAAGGTGGTTGAAATAATATGACAAATGCAATAAAGATTCCATCAAGAGATATTGTAAACATAAGCTCTCAATCTGTGAGCGTAGCAGAAATAGAACAATTTCTTTTTCAAGATATTGGGGGAACAAGTTTAATAAACCTTGTTAGGCAAGACACCATTTCTGGAATAAACGTGTCATACTCTACAATATCAAATTTAAAAAAAATAGTAATTGACTTTGACCCATCACTTATCCTTATAAATAAAGCATCTTATAAATCCATCTTTGATCAGTTTTCAATTAAATTGGTTAGCAAGATACCCCAAGATAAATTTTATTCAAGCAATGAACTACTTCCACCAAGCAACCTTTTGACAAACGTTTATTTTGATGGAGATAACCTTGTAATTGAATTTGAAAATATAAAAGAAACAGAATTTGTTGAACTACAAATTGAAACAGATGGTAAAATTAATAGTGTGAGGGAAAATGATTACTAATAAGGGAAACAATATCATAACTAAATATCTTTTGGGGCAATCTCCTGAGTATGCAGCTTATATTTCAGTAGGAGTTGGAGCCACTCCCTTAGATTTAGATGAGACAGATCAGTCATCCCCTACAAAACAATCAATGGATTTCGAGGCTTTTAGGATTCCAGTTACTTCTCGTGGACTAGTTAGTGATAACATTGTCATTGACATAGATTCTTGGCAACAAACTAATGGCGTAGTTACACTTAATTTAGCTGGACCCCACGGTATGAAATTAGGGGACTCAGTAAATGTAAATTTTAATCTCTCTAATACTGCAAATAATATTAGGGAAGGGCTTTATGTTGTTGAAAATACAACATCAAATCAAATAACCTATTCTCAAACATTTGCTTCTGCATCGGCTACCCCAGCAAGCTGGAGTGCCAGTGCTTCTGACACAGCAACAGCATCATACGATAGAGAAAGAATTGTCTTTAAAGGTCAGTTACCATCGGATCAAAGGTATCAAATGACTGAAATTGCGCTATACCCAGCCTCAAACAATAGCTTGGCCCTCAACTACGATAGTAGAATCCTTTCTGGTTTTTTAACAACAGAGGGATGGGTTTATAAAAATGTTTCTGCATCATTAGTAGAAAGTGATAACGCAATAAGTCTTGTAACAGATAGCATTGCAGACACATCTGGAAACGTTAGCTCTGCAACATTCCTAGATCCAATAACGGGTTCTGCTGCTTACGCATTGTTTATTAACTCAAATAATGAGGCTTTTACTTTTTATGAAAGAAAGAATAGATATGAAAGCTCCAGGCTTTATGATAGATGCTTAGTTGTTCCAGGAAATATGACAACTTTTTCTAACGACTTAATGGAGTTTTCGGGATTACAAAAACATATTTCTACTACCTCATTAAGATTGAATGCTAGCAAAAACTCTCCAGACGATTATATAAAGTTTGCATTGAGCGTATTGTCTAAAGACATAGATGCAAGTGGACCACCTACAAAAACTAGATTAAGATTTGATTTTCTTGACAGCATAAGTGGTGAGGTTGCAACAGTAACAGAGCTGCTAACCTCTGGCGAACTATCTGCATCAAGATATGTTGTTATTTCAAAACAAATTAAAGACTTTAGCACAGGAGCAGATTTTAGTTGGGCTCGTGTTGACGGATTAAAAATTTATGCTCAAACACTAAACAGTGCCTCCAACTACGACGGATCTTATATAGCTTTTGACGGAATAAGATTAGACAATGAAAACACAGAAAATCCATTGTATGCCATGGTTGCTTATTCAAGATTAAAAAATTCTTATGACGATGGTCAACCAATTGAAAAAACAGAAAACTCTCAGGGGTATATAGAATATAGGTTTGGGGTGAACATTGTCTAATGACTAGGGTGGTTATTGCAAAATCTGATTTGCCAGACCTTTCTACAGACTTAACCAACAAACTAAGATATAGGGTTTTAAATAGAAACAAAAACTTATACTCTGATTGGTCAGTAATTGGTGAGGTTAAGAGGGCACTAGAACAAATAAATTTTTCTTCTGCTTCAGCATCTTATAATGCTTATTCAGAAGGAAATAATAGGATAGATGCTTTTTGGTATAGCTCAGACATTAATCAAAACTTTGATATTTATGTTAGATATATTTTAAAAACTGTGACAGAGGGAACTTTTGCAACATTGTACTCCTACGATCCAATTGAATATTTAGGAAGAAAGGCAGTAAACTCTTTAACCATAGCAAAAAAACCTATGCTTCTTGTGTCATTTAATAGCCTTTCCTATTATGGATTGCAACTAATGGTAAAGCTTCCAGACTATCCTATTGTTTCAAATCCACCAATCAATATAGATGGCGTAAGCAGAACTAGCAACTACCTTCAATACTTTTTAGGAAGAGAACACTCCCTATCTGTTGGAGATTATGTTAATATAAGTTTTAACAATGAAATTACTTACGGATCAGAAGCTGACTACTCTTTATTTTCAGGAATAAAAAAGGTATCAAGAATAGACAGTTCCTCTAACTTTAGCGTTTATACACCTGGATCAAATATTAATTTTATAAAAGCTATTGAAAGGGAAAGGTCTCCAAATGTTGTAGAAAAAATAAGTGGATCTGTTCTTTTTGCTACTGAAGATATTGTTTTTGTTCCATGATATAATTTAACGAGGAGATTTTGTGGGAATATTAGCAACACCAAATAGAGGTCAGCCATTAGATGTAGATTATATATCTCAGATAGCTGGACAAGTTAATCAGCTTACTACTTTAGTAGGGGATAGAAGTTCAGCCTTTTCTACTGTCAATGACGTAAATACAAAAACATCAGATATAAAAATTTTTGCTAAGACTGTAAATGTTTTTTCTAGTACAAACAAGACAGATGGGGATGTTGTAGACTATACAGTCTCATTTCCTCCTTTTAGTGGCAACCCAGTAGTAACAGCCACAATTGTCTCTGGGTCCTCCTCTAGCATTGGAGATGACGCAGTTGTTGTATTAAAAAACATCTCAACATCAAGTTGTACCTTTAGGGTAACCTTCAATACTGGTGGTAGCTTAGACATCTTTGTTAATCTTATCGCTGTTGGATTCTCCATATTGTAATCCCTGTGATATAATTTCTCTAAATGAGTAATTCTTTAAGTTGTAAAAAATGCAGGGGAAAAGTTTTTGTTGATCGGGTTCATAGCTCACATGACCATCTAGAAATTTTTTGTATAAATTGTGGATTTAGAAAGATGTTCCATCCACCATCTAAGTTTGGGAATTCAATTCAATGGTTAGAAGAAGCAGAGAAGGCCAGGACGATAATAATCAACGGGTCGTAAAAGCTAGCGCAGTTATATTTTTTCTTGACAAAAACCTAATGCGTCTGATAACATCAAACCGTGGATCAAATATCGTCTATCTATATAATATAACCGAAGCAAAAGAGCAGACAATGTTGCTTTCTGATTTTAAGAAACATCGGAAAAGAGCTTATACATTTTCAAACACCTCAAGGCTTTTAAATAGAAGTAACATGCAGTTGTACAGATATATCGATAGAGGTCTTATTAGACCCCCTATGGGCATCCTTCCAGGTGGTGAGAGAATGTTTACAAAAAAATCTTACTACTCAGAAGATGATGTTTTTGAAATTAGAAGAGTCATGGGTTCCTTGCATAGAGGAAGACCAAGAAAAGATGGAAAGATAACAAACAATCATGTATTGACAGAGCAAGAGCTGCGTGGTAAGATGGGTGATGCACTAATGCTTTACGCAAAAACAAAAGATGGTCGATTCATTCCTGTATGGCAGGAAGATACCTATTAGGAGTAAATATGTCAAATAGCACAAGCGTTACAGTTAACCTTGGGTACACACTAAACCTTGGAAATTTTCAGAGTTTGCGTGTGGACCTTGGATGTACAGACTTTGTTCGTGAAGGTGAAGACAAAGAAGCAGCCATGGACAGGGTATATAATTTTGTTGAGGCTCAGGTCATTCAGAAAGTATCTGATGCCAAAAAGGAACTTGACGAGTCATAATGGCTGATAAGAAGCTGCGTTTTGCACTTATGGATAAGTTCAAGAAAAAGCTTCAGGAGTCGGGCAAGAATCAAGATATTAATCTTTTTTCTCAGCAATGGGCTGCCGATGCAATGATCGATTCATATGGATATGATCAATGCGTAGAAGCAATAGAGTATTATTTTTCTGTATCTGCAAGTCCAGATTGGACATGGTTTTCTTATAACTCTGAAAAAGTAATACAATCTAGACGACAAGACAATGAAGACAGGGAATTGCGTAAAAAGCTTAGGGCTGGCGCAAAAAAGTGGTTGGAGAGTTAATGCAAGATTTAGAGGCAAAGGTACTGTCTGCTGTACTTAATGATAAGCAGATTCATGTTCTGTTGCAAGCAAACCCAGACTCTTTGTTTAGAACGCATAAAGATATCTGGCACTTTGTTCGTGACTATGCTGAACAAAACACCACGTTGCCACCAGTGTCTTTGGTAGTAGAAAAGTTTAGAGACTTTGAGCCCATTGCAGAGGTAGGGGCAACCAAGCACCACCTTGATGAGTTAAGGTCAAGCGTTCTTGACTCCTCTCTTAAAGATATTCTTAAGTCTAGTGCAGCATTTCTTAATGATAACAAGCCAGTAGATGCTCTGGATACACTTATATCGAAAACATCAGAGCTAAAAAGAACTACCGCTGAAATTCGTGACATTGATGCAGTTGATCTTGAAGATGCCATTGAATACTTTAAGCACATAGAGGAAATGGCAAGGCTAGGTTCTCATGGAATTAAGACAGGTCTTGCTGGATTTGACAACTATCTTCCAGCAGGGATTATGCCAGGTCAGTTTGGCATTCTTCTTGCATACCCTGCAATTGGTAAGTCTTGGTTAGCGTTGTTTATGGCTGTTCAGGCATGGAAGAATGGAAAGAAGCCACTTGTAGTTTCTTTAGAAATGACTGAGAGCGAAGTTCGTAATCGTGTCTACACTATCATGGCAGATGGAAGGTTCTCTCATCGAAAGATGAGTGCTGGAGATGTTGATATTGAAGAGTTTGAGCGGTGGGGAAGCACATATCTAAAGAATATGCCTTCTTTCCAGATTGTTTCTAATGATGGTCTTGGAGAAGTAAGTCCAGCAGTACTAAGAGGAAAGATTGATCAGTACTCTCCAGACATTGTATTTGTAGACTACATTCAGCTTATGCAATCAAATAGTCCAACTGATAACGAAACTGTTAAAATTAAAAACATTAGTCGTGAGTTAAAGATTCTTGCTATTAGTGAGCAGGTTCCTATTGTTGCAATTGCTTCTGCTACACCAGATGATGCCACAAACATGAATACTGTTCCTGCGCTTGGTCAAGTAGCATGGTCTAAGCAACTAGCATATGATGCCGACTGGGTTCTTGCTCTTGGTCGCCAACCCTCCTCAGATATTCTTGAGTGCGTCTTTAGAAAGAATCGTCACGGGTATTTAGGAGAATTCCTAGTTCAAATTGACTTTGATAGTGGAAGATTCTTATACAAGGATATGGAAGATCTTTAATAAATTAAAATAGTATAATTAGTGTATGGTGTTTCTACATAAGAATATTAAAAGATTTCAGATAGACGGAGAGATATATGATGAAGCCACCATTCCAAGAATTAAAGAACAATACATAGATCTTTTAAAAGTTATAATGCAAAACAAAGGTTATGTCATTAGATATGATATTGACCCAGACTTTTCAGTAGAGTATACTGGCAAAGGTTTTAAATTCATGCTATCAGTTTATGGAGTATTCGTTGGAAAAAGGAAGGCTCAATGCTTATCAGGGATAGACAAAAACAAAGCGATTTCACGACCTATTCAGAAGAACAAGTCAAACGAGTCTTGCTGTCCAGTGGAATAAATGTAGAGTATGAAGTAGAGACCGACTTCATTATTTACTGTCCCTATCACAATAATTATAGAACACCAGCAGCAGAAGTTTCTAAAGAGACTGGTCAATTTTACTGCTTTGGTTGTCAAGAATCTAAATCCCTAACAGAGTTTGTAATGTTTGCAACAAAAAGAAGTTTTTTTGAGGCAGCAAGAATGATACATTCAAAGCAACAAGAGTCAAACATCCTTGATGACCTGTCAAAGATACTTGACAAAGAAGATGAGTTTATTGAGTTTAATAGCGAACTAATAAATGCCTTGAACAAAAACGCACTGTCTTCCTCAAGGGCTGCAGGATATTTAAAGGGTAGGGGAATACAGAAGGCAAGCGTAGAGAAGTACCTTATTGGCTACTCTGAAAAGCAAGATATGATAACTATTCCAATACAGGCTCCAGATGGAATGCTAGTCGGCTTTGTTGCTAGGTCAATTGAAGGAAAAGATTTTAAGAATAGTCCAGGACTTCCAAGAAGTAAGACAATGTTTAACATATCAAGAGCTAAGAGATATGATAAAGTTTTTGTAGTTGAGTCATCATTTGATGCAATAAGACTTGAGCAGGTAGGTGCTCATGCGGTTGCCACATTAGGGGCATCTGTAAATAAGCGACAGAAAGAGTTGCTTAAAAAGTATTTTAATAGTATAATACTAATATCCGACAATGATGAGGCTGGCAAGGGTATGCAGGAAAAGATGAAGTCATCCTTTGGTCATTCACTTGTGATAGGAAACCTACCATCCGATGTTAAAGATGTTTCTGACATGGATGATAAAAGAATATCAGAGTTTGTCTCAGAGTTTGACGATGAAATAAGCTACATCTTACAGTAGCAACTACTATATAAGGAGAATAAAAATGAGTATAATTAAAGGTCTCAAAGATATTAATGAGGCACTAGACAAGCCTCGTGGAAATTCAGCATCAGGACCACGAGTACGCTGGCTAAAGCTAGAAGATGGTCAGAGCGTAAAGATCAGGTTTGTTAATGAACTTGACGAAGACTCTAAGCACTACAACGAAAAGAATGGCCTAGCCATTGTAGTCAAAGAGCACACAAATCCAAAGGACTATCGCCGTAAGGCTCTAGATACTATGGATTCAGAAGGTCGTGACTGGGCAGAAGAGATGCACCGCAAAGACCCCAAGGCTGGCTGGGGAGGTCGTCTACGATTCTACATTAATGTTCTAGTTGATGATGGAATGGAAGATCCTTATGTAGCTGTATGGAGCATGGGTGTTGCAAAGTCTGCAACTTTTAGTACTATTCGTGAATATGCCATGGAGTCAGAGGGCATTACGAATATGGTATGGAAGCTAAAAAGGAATGGAAAGGGAACAGAAACAAACTACATTCTCATTCCAGGAGCCACAGACACGGAAGAGTTTAACTGGTCGGGCCACGAAGTACTACCATTGGAATCTGCGATTAGAAAGGTTCCTTATGCCGATCAAGAGTCATTTTATTTAGGTTTTGACGATCCCACTACATCTACTAGTGTGGATTGGTAATAACTTGAATTACGTTCCGCTTCATGTTCATTCCCATTTTAGTCTAATGGATGGTGTATCAACTCCAGAGGAGTATGCATTTCGTGCAAAAACTTTAGAGATGCCTGCCATTGCAATTACAGACCATGGGGTGCTGTCTGGTCACAGACCTATGTATCGTGCTGCAAAAGAGCAGGGTATAAAGCCAATCCTTGGCATCGAAGGTTATATTACCGCTGATAGATTTGATAAACGAGATAAGAATGAAAGGGAAAACCCCCTTGACCTTATCTATAATCATATTGTAATCCTTGCCAAGAATCAAATTGGTTTGCAGAACTTGAACAAGCTGAACGAGATAGGCTGGACAGAGGGATACTATAGGAAACCACGCATAGACTTTGAAGTTCTTGATAAGTATGGCGAAGGTCTTATAGTATCCACTGCCTGCATGTCTGGTCTCATTAATAAAGCTATTGAGTTGGACGAGTATGCAGTAGCAAAGCAACACATTAAATGGTTTAAAGATAGATTCGAAGACGATTTTTATGTAGAACTTATGCCACACAATGTTGCTGGCATGAATATGGAGCTTTATAATCTTGCTCAAGAAGCAGGAGCAAAGTGCATTACTACTCCAGACTGTCATCATTGCACACCAGATCAAAAGGTAGTGCAAGAGATGATGCTGGCTCTTAATACACATGCAAAGCTTCAGAAAGATGTTTCATATGAGAAGTCAACATCATATAAAGATATGATGGAAAGACTTGACTATCTATATGGTGCAGATAGAATGATGAGCTTTAGATCATTTGATATCCACCTTCTTTCTTATGATGAAATGAAGAGTGCTATGGATGCAGAGGGTGTTACAGATGAAAGCATCTATACCAATACCCTTGAGATTGCAGACAAGGTAGAGGAATATGAAATCAAGAGCAATCTAAATCTTTTACCAATAAAGGTAGATCATCCTCAAAAAGAATTGCGTAGCCTAGTAATGGCTGGTCTAAAGCTTAGAGGCTTAGACAAAAAAGAAGAATACCTTGATCGTATCAAAGAAGAGTTAGAAGTTATTCAAGATAAAGACTTTGCTCCATACTTCCTTGTGGTTCACAATATGATTGCGTGGGCAAAGAGTCAGGGTATTCTCATTGGTCCAGGTCGTGGTTCTGCAGCAGGATCTCTTGTCTGCTATGCTCTTGAAATTACAGAGGTTGATCCAATTGAACACGGCCTACTGTTCTTTCGATTCATTAACCCAGACAGAAATGACTTTCCAGATATTGACACAGACATTCAAGATTCACGGCGTGACGAGGTAAAAGAGTATCTTGAGAAGGAATATAAGCATGTAGCATCTATTGCAACATTCTTGCAGTTTAAGGACAAGGGTGTAGTTCGTGACGTTTCTCGTATCCTTAACGTTCCTCTTCCAGATGTTAATAAAGTACTTAAGCTTGTTGATACATGGGAAGACTACTGTCGATCATCATCAACTAAGTGGTTCCGTGATAAGTACCCAGAGGTTGAAAAGTATGGCGAACAACTAAGAGGTCGAATTCGTGGAACAGGTATTCATGCTGCTGGAATCGTTACAGCCAAGGAACCAATTTTCAATTATGCTCCACTTGAAACTAGAATAAGCCCCTCCACTAAGGAGCGCATTCCTGTTGTTGGAATAGACATGGAAGAGGCAGCCGATATTGGTCTAATTAAAATTGATGCACTTGGTCTAAAAACACTAACAGTAATCAATGATACGCTAAACAGTATCAATTCTCGCTATGGATTGGATATCAATCTAAAAGAAGTTGACATGAAGGACAAGCATGTTTATCAAATGCTTTCAGATGGTCACACAAAGGGAGTTTTCCAATGCGAGGCAACCCCATATACAAATCTTATTGTTAAGATGGGTGTCAGAACATTTGAGGAGTTGGTAGCATCAAACGCATTGGTTAGGCCAGGTGCAATGAATACCATTGGTAAAGAGTATATGGCTCGCAAGCATGGCAAGAACACCATAGAATATATTCATCCACTAATGAATCAACACCTTAAAGATACATATGGCTGCGTTCTTTATCAAGAGCAGGTCATGCAGGCTTGCACAACCCTTGGTGGAATGACAATGGTAGAAGCAGACAAGGTTCGAAAGATTATTGGAAAGAAAAAGGATGCAACAGAGTTTGATCAGTTCAAAGAGAAGTTTATCTCTAATGCATCAGCATATATAAGTCCATTCCAAGCACAAAATCTATGGCATGACTTTGAGGCTCACGCAGGTTATTCGTTCAACAAGTCTCACGCTGTAGCCTATTCAATGCTGTCTTATTGGACAGCATGGCTAAAATTTTATTATCCTACAGAGTTTATGTTTGCAATTCTTAAGAATGAGAAGGATAAGGATGCTAGAACAGAGTATCTTATTGAGGCAAAGCGTATGAATATTAGCTTAAAGCTTCCTCACATTAATGAATCTGATATAGACTTTAAGATAGAAGGCAAAGGTATTAGGTTTGGTTTGTCAGCAATCAAGTGGATATCTGATGGAGTTGCTTCAAAGATTATGGCTAATAGGCCATTTAACTCCTACCAAGAAGTAAGAGATATTGCTTTTAAAAAGGGTAGCGGAATAAACTCAAGGGCAATAGAAGCTTTGGATGCGATTGGAGCACTAACCTTTCCAGATCATCCTAGAAATGAAGATACTGTTAGAGACAACCTCTACGAATACTTAAACCTTCCAGAGTTCTCTATGAACATTCCCTCCCATTACTATGCATATATTGACAACACGGAAGATTATGATGAGTCCAAGAGTCATATTGTCATGGGAATGGCTAAAAAGATAAAGCGTGGCAAGGGTTGGTGTCGTGTAGAGTTTATGGACAAGACGGGTATGGTAGGAATCTTTGATGAAGAGGACAGCAAGATAGAAGTAGGGAAGACATACATCATTCTTTCAGCAAGTAATCGAATAGCAGATTTTTTACAGGTAGAAGATGCTGATAAAGTAAAGTCACCATTGACAAAGTTCTTAAACTACAAGACCTTACCGTATGGACAAAATGAGTATTTTGTGCTATCTTTTAACCCTAGAGTAACAAAAGCAGGAAAGAGAATGGCTCATATGGTTCTTGCAGATTATGATCGTAATCTAATTCCTGTCGTTGTCTTTCCGACTATGTTTGCTGAAGCCTACATGAAATGCGAACCAGGGAGTATTCAAAAGCTTTTAATGAACGAACTTAAAGATGGAACGATAACAGTAAAGGAGATAAGTAAATGACATACGGTATAGATGAGTTAGCATTTGAGATTCATAGCAATGCTATTGACAAAGGCTTCTGGGAAGCAAATAACGGTCTGATCTTTTATATGAAGCAGATTGCAATGATTCATTCAGAGGCCACAGAGGTCTTAGAAGCAATGCGTAAAGAAGGGGGTAGCGATAGTGTAGTCAAAGAGTTGGCAGACATTATAATTCGTACCCTAGATTTATGGGCTGGACTTGTTCGTGATGGTTATACTAATAAATCTATCGAAGAGTCTTTAGTTGAAAAAGTAAAATATAATACACAAAGAGAAAGAATGCATGGGGGATTGGCATAATGTCAGACACCATTAATATGGAATCAGTTCTTTCTCAGTTAGATCCAAAGCTTAGAAAGAAAATTACATCAGCATCAGGAATTGAAGTACATAAGCAAAAGACTCCAAGCATTGGACTAAATAATGCATTAAAAGGTGGTCTTGCATATGGTCGTCAAATACTTATCTGGGGAAACAAGTCTGCAGGAAAATCATCTTTTTGTTTACAGATGATTGGTGAGGCTCAAAAAGAAGGAAAGATCTGTGCTTGGATAGATGCAGAGCAATCCTTTGATCCAGACTGGGCAAAGAAGCTGGGTGCAGATCCAGAGAAATTAATCTACTCTCAGGCCAGAACTGTCAATGATATGGTAGATGTTGCTACGCAGCTTATGTCAGCAGGAGCAGACATAATCGTTGTAGACTCTATCTCTGCCCTTCTTCCAGCAATCTACTTTGAGAAGGATAGTTCGGAACTAAAGCAACTTGAGAACACTAAGCAAATTGGTGCAGAAGCACGAGACATGACCAATGCCGTGAAGATGCTTAACTATGCAAATAACCAGACAAAGCAAACTCTTTTGATTCTGATATCTCAACAAAGAAATCAAATAGGGGCAATGTACGTCAGCCACGCCCCAACTGGTGGTCACGCTGTTAAGTTTTTCTCTAGCACCATCGTAAAGCTTTGGTCTAGCGAATCAGAAAACCAAGCAATCAAAGACAAGATAGCAACAGGAGATAAGTTAATTGAAAAGAAAATTGGAAGAAGTGTTACATGGAATGTGGACTTCAATAAGACTGGACCCGCTTTTATCAGCGGTCAGTATGATTTCTACTTTGACGGCGATAATATTGGCGTGGACAATATTGCAGAAGTCCTAGACGTTGCAGAGCAACTTGGTAAGGTTGAAAAGGGTGGAGCATGGTATACCGTCCTTGGAGAGAGGTTCCAGGGGCGTGCAAAGGTGATTGAGTGGCTTAGGGAGAACCCAGAGAAAGCAGAAGAACTTGTCAAGCTACTCTAAGTATGAAGTGATGCATGGAGAATTTTCTTGTCAAAGTTGTCAGCAAAAAATATCAACAGCAAGATTCTACCCAGCCGTTCTTGATATTACATGGAAGTGTAAAGACTGTGATACTGTCTCTACCGTCAACATAAAAAGAGACAGGGGTTACTAATGAGCGAGCGTGCTGAACTTAGAAGAATAGGTGCGACCCCACACAAGAACTCTGGTAGGGGAAAGATACAAAAAGCTGACGGAAACCTTGACAGGTACATAGTTGATGTAAAGGAATACTCTAAATCATTTTCTATAAATCGTGACGTATGGGCAAAGATATGTACAGACACATTAAAGACAGATCCAGAAAAGTCACCAGTACTCATGATTGTTCTTGGAGACACACACAAGACAAGACTTGCTATAATTGAGTGGAATGAATTCGAAGAACTACGAGAGATAAGAGATAAAAGTGACGGATAAGAATACGCTACAAGAGATTAATGATCTATATAATATTGCAGAGTTCATGGAAGATGAAGAACTTACTAAAGCACTAGAGTTTATAACCAAGCTAATTCTAAAGCCAGACATTCCCCTTGCCGTTGCATCTGTAGAAATTGTTCGTATGCAAGCAATTGCAGCAAAACTAGCTTTGCAAGCAAGGTGGATGACTAACGTAGAAAAAGGAAATACAGCAAAGAAAAATATCTATTACACAACTGCAGCAGAACTTGATAAGATTGTTGCATCTCTAAAATATCTAGTGAAGGTGTGACATGGCTAAAACAATTGTAAGCAAGATTCTAAGAAAGAGCAATAGTGTGCTAAAGGATATAGAAAAGTTTGAAGAGTTAGAAACTTCCTGGCAAACAGAGATGCAAGACGAGTCAGAGTTCCAGGACTCTGGCCCCCTTTCTGGACTTGTTGAGGCCATAGAAGAAGGCTATCGTAAAGACAATGTTCCAAAGCATATGCAGAAGAAAACTTTCGCTCCATCAACATTGGTATGGAATCATGGTGTATGTCCAAGGTATTGGTATCTAGCATTTGATGGTGCAGAATTTTATGAGTACAAGAGTGGCAAAGTTATCACTAACATGGATAGTGGTTCAGATAGGCACGCTCGTATTCAAAAGGCATTAGAAGATTCTGGTATCTTAATTGATAACGAAAGAAAGACAATCAATGAAGACCCACCTATCTTTGGTTATACAGATAGTTTTATCAATTGGAATAATACAGAGTATGTGGTGGAAATCAAGACAACCAACCATGATGCTTTTGATAGGCATAAAAGATCTAAAAAGGCTAGTACATATCATATCGTGCAGCTTCTAATTTATATGAAAATCTATAAGAAGAAAAACGGTATAATATTATATGAGAATAAAAATACTCATGAACTACTAGCAGTACCAGTGAACATTACTCAAAATCATGTAGATTTTGTTGATTATCTGTTTGATTGGATGAGAGATGTTCATGCTGCATGGAAAGACAGAAAGCTTCCAGAGGTTCCCTTTAGAAGCAATGACATAAAAATATGTCAAAACTGTCCCATACAGCAGGCGTGTAAAGATGCACCTATCGGAGATATTAAGATAGCACGTCGAAAGGATGAGAAAGGACTCTTCTAAAATGCTTTACTGCAGGTGGTGCGATAAACAGTTCTCGCCAAACACAACAAAACAAATTTATTGCAACTCTGAATGCAGGCAGGAAGCAAGCAAGGAAAAGATCCTAGAAAGATATCATCTTCAAAAAAGAAAAAATCGCAAGGGAAAAGAAAAGAAGTGTGGAGGAGGGTGTAATACCCTCCTAAGCATTTACAATGATTCAGGCATCTGTGACAACTGCTTGGTACACCAATCAAAAATGAAAACTTTTATGAGGGAGCTAAAGAATTACTTTGACTACGAACAAAATTAGACAGGCTCTTGAAGACAACATAAAACCACAAACAATCATTGCTGTGGATGCATCAACAAACTCTCTTGCCTTTTCTTATTTTACAAACGGAAAGTTGGTTAAGTATGGCAAGATTAAATTTAATGGTACAGATGCTCTCTATAAATCAGGGGATGCCTGTAAAAAAGCGATACAGCTTTTTAAGATGGTTAATGCAGATGCGCTTGTCATTGAGTCTGCTATTTATAGCAATAGCCCAAAGACGGCAATGCAACTGTCTCTCGTGCAGGGAGCGATTCTTGGAGCAGCACAAGTAGCGGGGATTAAAAACATTAAGACTATTACTCCTATGCAATGGCAAAATTATATAGGAACAAAGCTTTTATCAATATCAGAAAAGCAAGAGATAGTTAGAAAGAATCCAGGCAAATCAAAGTCTTGGTATAAAGGCGAAGAAAGAAAAACAAGAAAGCAAAGAACTATCGACTCTGTAAACAAAAACTTTAAGGTGAAGGTTACAGATGACGATGTTGCTGATGCAATTGGTGTGGGATGGTATGTGTCTGACAGATGGAATATGCTATACAATGCCTAAGTATGATCTTTATAAAAGCAAAAGTTGGCTTCATAAAAGATATGTTCATGACAAAAAGAGTCCAGAAGAGATTGCAAAAGAATGTGGATGCACAGTACAGACAGTGTATCTTTATCTAAATAAATTTGGATTAAAAATGGGAAGAAAAGGTAGAAGATGATTGAAGATAAAAAGTGGATAGGCTTAATGAGAGAGCTTATTGAGTTAAGCAAGGAGGCTCCAGCAGGACCAGAGCTTCTTCTTCAATGTGTAGAAATTGCAAACCTGCTACTTAAAAAGAATATTGCCTATGGAAACTCAGCCCTAAATCCAATACAAATTTTTGCAAAGATTCCTCCAGGTGATCAGATAGATGTTCGTATCGATGACAAGCTTAATAGAATAAAGAATGGATCTTCTTATGCAGGAGATAACGATGTCCTGGACTTGGTAGGCTATCTCGTGCTAAAATTAGTGGACAGTAAAGATACTAGGATTAGGAGAGACAATGGGAAGACGGAAGAAAGTTGAAATCAGCGATCCGTTTAACAGAGAAGACTCTTTTGTGACAAGTGAAGGCAAACAAATAACAAAAGGTGATTTGATTAAAGTCAAGGGTATTTGGGGAGTTAAGTTTAAGTTTTTAAACTATGTGACTAACCCAAAGAATGGAATCTCTTGGGTAGATTGTATTGAATTAGAAAGAGGCATAAGCTGTGCCTTTAGATCTTTTTACCCTGACCGCGTAAAGCATATTCCAAAGAAGAGAGGCCAGCGTGTCAAACGATCTAATCAAACACCTTGATGAAGTAAACGCTGTTGCAACAGAATATTTAAAAGGTCTTGACACCGCACAGATTTCTATGGAACTAGATATTCCAAGAACCCGCGTGAATTCATTGCTTAATGACTGGCGACAAATGGCTAGCAGCAATGAGGCTATCCATGCTAGGGCAAGAGAGGCTTTGGCAGGAGCAGATCAGCATTACTCAAGCCTTATTCGTAAGGCGTATGAAGTTATTGACTCTGCAGATCAAACATCTAACTTGGGTGCTAAGACCACTGCAATTAAACTAATCACTGATATTGAGGCAAAGCGTATTGATATGCTGCAAAGAGCAGGACTGCTTGATAATAAAGAAATCGCAGAAGAGCTTGCCACTATGGAACGTAAGCATGAGATTCTTATTAACATTCTTAAAGAAGTTGCACAGAACCACCCAGAGATTCGTAATGAAATTATGTCAAGATTATCAGATGCATCAAAATCTAGTGAGGTAGTTATCCTTGACAATTGATTTTTCTGACTTCATGGATGCGTTAGATGATGACCTATTCGATGAAGAACCAGTAGACGTTAAAACTTTTGTTACTAATCCACAGTTCCTTGGACTCCCACCACTGTCAGAGTATCAGTACACACTTGTTGAATGCATGAGTCAGATCTATCGCAAAGAAGATCTCATAAAAATGATGGGATTTGAAGAGGGAACTGAGAAGTATAAAAAGTATACTAAGACTGAGATTATTCAGCAACTGGGCAAGGGTAGCGGAAAAGATCATACAGCAACTGTAGGAGTAGCCTATGTAGTCTACAAGTTGCTATCTCTTAAAGATCCTGCTATGTACTATGGCAAGCCACCAGATGACTCTATTGACCTTATCAACATTGCTATCAATGCTGAGCAAGCAAAGAATGTATTCTTTGATAACTTTGTAAAGAAGATTGCAAACTCTCCCTGGTTTGCAGGAAAATTTGATACAAAAGTTGGTTCAATTAAGTTTGATAAATCTATTACCGTTTACTCAGGACATTCAGAACGAGAGTCTCACGAAGGTCTGAACCTTTTCATGGCTATTCTTGACGAGATTTCAGGATTTGCTATGCAGTCAGCGGCGGCATCAAATGATCAAGCAAAAACCGCTGACAACATTTACAAAGCTTTTCGTGGTTCAGTTGATTCACGATTCCCTGACTACGGAAAAGTTGTTCTTCTTTCCTTTCCTAGATTTAAAGGAGACTTTATTAGCAATGCATATGAAGATGCTATTGCAGAAAAAGAAACTATTATAAGAAGCCATAAGTTTATTCTTAATGAAGACTTGCCAGAGGACTCTCCAGGAAATACTTTTGAAATTGAGTGGGAAGAAGATAATATAATTTCCTATAAATACCCACGGGTGTTTGCATTAAAGAGACCCACATGGGAAGTAAATCCTACAAGAAATATTGAAGACTTTAAGATTGCCTTCTATAAGGAACCGTCTGATGCCCTAATGCGATTTGCATGTATGCCAGGAAACAGTACAGATTCATTCTTTAAGTCTAGAGAGAAGATAGAAAGATCATTGTCTATTCGTAATCCTTTAGATCAAAATAGAAGATTTGATTTAAACTTTAAACCCAATCCAGATACTATTTACTATGTCCATGCAGACCTTGCACAGAAGCATGATAAGTGTGCGGTTGCAATCAGTCATGTTGAAAGATGGGTAGAAGTCCAGTCGTTCAATGACTACACACAGGTAGTTCCATTTGTTGTGGTGGATGCTATAGCTTGGTGGGAACCAAAAAGAGAAGGTCCAGTAGATCTTTCAGAGGTAAAGAACTGGATTATTAATCTAAAAAGAAACGGATTTAATCTAGGAATGGTCACCTTTGACCGCTGGCAATCATTTGATATTCAACAAGAACTAAAACAAGTCAGCATAAATACAGAAACTTTATCTGTTGCAAAAAAACACTATGAAGATTTAGCAATGCTTTTTTACGAAGAAAGAGTTGCTGCTCCACATATCGATATTCTATTAGAAGAGTTATTAGAATTAAGAATCATGCCAAACAATAGAGTTGATCACCCAAGAAAGAAGTCTAAGGACTTAGCTGATGCCATGTGTGGCTCAGTGTACAATGCAATCAGCAAGACAAGAAGAGAAGCTATTGGAGATGTAGAGATTCACACATGGTCTTCATTTAAAGCAGATAGAAACAGAGATCTGGTAGAGGAACAAGCTAAACCTAAAATGACAGAAGAGATAGAAGAATATCTAAGAGGCTTCAAATTACTATAGGAGAATAATGAAAGAAACACTTTGTTTTGATGACATCCTTTTGGTGCCACAACACAGTTCAGTAAAGTCAAGGCACGATGTAAGACTAACAATGTCAATTGGTTATGGGGCAAAAGAAATTAGTCTTTATACGCCAGTAATTGCATCACCAATGGATACGGTCTGCGATGTAGAGATGTGTAAAGCCATGTCTGACAGGGGTGGGCTAGGAATCCTTCATAGGTATATGAGTTACGAAGAACAGATAGCAAAGTCTCAAGACCTCATTGAAGACAAATATAATTTTGGAGTAGCCATTGCGTCTAACAATGGCTTTCTATCACAGGCAGACAGCCTATACAAGATGGGTGTAAGAATATTTTTAGTTGATACCGCTAATGGTCACAGTGATAATGCAATTAATGCAGTCAAAGAACTTTCATTAGCCCTGCCAGATGCACACATTATGGCAGGCAATGTTGCTACCTATGATGGATTTAAAAGACTTGCAGAGGTTGGAGCAGACTCCATTCGTGTTGGAATAGGTGGTGGAAGCGTATGTACAACAAGAATAGTAAGTGGTCATGGAGTTCCTACTGCTCATTCAATATCTGAAGTAGCATTACAAAATGAATATCAGTGTTCAATTATTGCTGATGGTGGAATTAGAAACAGTGGAGACATGGTAAAATCCTTCGCCTTGGGAGCAGATGCAGTCATGCTAGGATCAATGCTTGCTGGAACAGATGAGGCACCAGGAGAAGTGTTTGAGTCAAATGGGACAATTGTTAAGCACTTTAGGGGAATGGCCTCTGATAAAGCTCAAATTGATTTTATAGGAAAGTCTTCTGTTACAGAAGGTGTTTCCACAACGATTACATACAAGGGATCTGTTAATGCAATTATTGATCAAGTCAGGGGAGGCTTGGGTAGCGGGTGTTCTTATTCAGGGGTAGACAATCTATCATCATTGCATATAAATTCAGAAGCTATAAAAGTTTCCCCATCAAGTGTAAACGAATCAAAACCCCATGCTCTGGTGGTATAATAATCTCATGTTTAATAAAATTTTTAAGAATAATTTTGCCAAAGTAACTAATGAAGATATGGTTCTTAACATCGATAAGTTAAGAGACTATGAGGGAATGGAAGTTTGTGGTATCCACCCAGAAAAAAACTCAGCTTGTGTTAAGATAACCAGTAATAGTGGTCTAGAGCGTAGAAGGTTTGAGAGATTTGTTAACGACAACTGGGAAGGAAATGTAACCATTTGTGAAGATGGATGTATTGAGGTGAGCAAGTAATGCCTTGGGAAATTAAACAAAACTACGGTGGTTGTGCTGGGTATGCAGTAGTAAAACAAGGAACTACTGAGATCGAAGGGTGTCATTCTAGTCAGTCAGCAGCACAAAACCAAATGGCAGCCCTGTATGCCTCTGAATCGGATAAGGCAGTAATTACAAATGAAGTTACTCCAAATAAATATCCTCAACCAGTAAAGCCAAAAAAGAAAAAAAGATTTACTGATT